TTATAAAATTAGACATATAAATATCAATATCTACTGTATAATTATGACCACGATATTCGGGATTAATATAAATTAATGTATCTTCTGTTTTCATAACAATTTTATCATCATTTTCATATCCAAAAAATACTGCATTACTATGAACACCACTTATATAATATGCATTTCTTGGTAAAACTGATGTATTACTTAACATATAATTGGAATGATCGGTAAATATAGTTACGTGATCTCTAATATCAATATTAGATTGTATATTACCTACAGTGATAATATCGATTGTTTTAGTATTAATAGAACCATCAATAAATCTTATAGCAGGCAATTCTTGGAATTCAAATTTTAAAGTTTCATTTATAAGATTACAATTAATAGTATTTGATGTTAAATCATATATTACTTCAGTACCATATGTAAATAATGGATCATATGCTTGTAATGTTAAAGTATATATTTTATCACGTAATTCTGCAATTACTGTGAGATCATTTTCATTTAAAGTAATATTGTAATTTCCAGTTTCACTATTACTATATTCAAAGCTCAAATAATCTTTAAAAGGATAATCATATAATGATTGTAAATTTGAAATAGTAATAATATTATTTGAAAGATTTGAATAAATAAGTTTATCAGGATCATAAACATTGATGGGTGGTATAGGTAATTCAATAACATTAACAACTAATTTGAGTTTAAAATATTGATATTTATGTGTATCTGTAGAACCACTATTAATAATATAAATATCATAATTATAATTATAATTAACATCTCTATAATAAGGTGATATTTCTAATCTAGATGAAGGATAAGTTATTATATTATCACTTGTATTTCTTTTTTTAAAATTATTTAAAATACCAGTATTATCTACAGATTCTTTAGATACTGTTGTGACACCACCAGATTCTGTATATAATCTTTCAAATATATCAGTATCATTTAATATAAAATCAACATTTGATAAATTATCTATTACAATAAAATTAGAATATATATTAGGACCATTAAGTAATTTAATTGGTGGATTTTCTACAATATTTATTGATAAATCAATATTGGATAATCCAAAATTATTATCAAATACTGTAATATTAACATTATATTCATAACCTTTAAAATCTGGAGTTATTGTAATATTACTATTATTTATTACAATATCTGGATCTCTAATTAGTTCATAAGGAATATCTTGAGTAATATTAGATATATTATAACTATATTCTAAATTATTTATGAATGGATAATTGAAATATTCTTTAAGATCATTATTACATTCCAAATTTATTGGTGTTGTTTCTTGATTAAAATGTTCAAAAGTAATATTTGGATATTTAAATGTTATATCGGGTATATTACATTCGTGTATGAAAAATGTTTGTGTTATTATTTGATTAGGATAATTTGAATGTTTTATATCAACATAAATAATATATGATTGATTACGATATTCAGGATATATATTAATATTTGATGATTCTGTTATACTAATTGCATTTAATTCTTCAGTTGATTTATAAAAAGCGTGTCTTAGTGTTATAGAATTACTATATTCAAAAGATGTTATAATTGGTTCAACAGGAGCATTAAATTTAATATTAGGATAAATATTGCAAGTTTCAGTATCTTTAGTTAAATTACAATAATAGATGATATCAATTGTATTATTAAATTCGATGGGTGGTATTTCAGTAAAATATAAATCTAATGATTCATTAAAAACATTGCTACTATAATTATTATCGTCATTATTTAAGTTTTCAATAAATGAATTAAGATTTTTAGTTTTAAAACCAGTTATTTGATAATTACGTGTATCTAAATTAAAATTTTCATTATTATAAAAATATGAAAATTTCGGATCATAAATTAATAATTTAATATTATACGTGCTGTCTCTAAAGTCAGGTTTAACTTTTATTTGTCTATTTTCAAAACTTTCTATACCAAATGTATTTTCAAGAAAGGGTTTTCTATTTTCTATATCTTCAGGTTCAATGATAATAAATTTTAAATCATCTTTGAATGGATATGTTGTAAAATAATCTGCTAAGTCATTATTAATAAATGGTTCATTTGACAAACCTATAAAATTACTATTAACGGTTTGATCAATAACAATAAGTGGTATATTACATTCGGTTATATCATATATTTTATTTATTATTTGACTTTCATATCCTTCAATTTTTATGTTAAAATCTAATGTATAGTTCTGATTACGATATTCTGGTATAATATCTAAATTAGATTCAGATATATAATATGCATCTTTACGATCACCGTTATCAAATAGATTATAAAATGCTTTTCGAATATCTTCAGTAGGTGTTTGATGATCATAACTTAAATTACTAACATATTTGGAATCAACATTGATAATAATATTATCATATATATTGCAATTTAATTCAGTTTTTTCTAAATTACATACATATTTTGTATAAATAAGTTCAAAATTATCAAATTCGATAGGTGGTTTTTCGTGAATAAAAACTTCAAAATTACTATTAACTAAATTAAATTTATTTTCAGGATCAGTTGCTGTTAATGTAACAATATAATCCATATCACGATAATCAGCAGTTATATTAAGTTCGTCATTATCTGTTGTAATAATATATGATTTATCTGTATTATATGATTCAATTGTTTTATTTGTTGATGTTGTAAATATTAAATGATTACTAAAAGGATAATCGTAAAAATCACTTATATTTTCTATATTACAAGTATAATTGAATAAATTACAATAGGTATAATTTAATATATCATTATATTGAGATTTTAATGTTATAGGTGGTATTTGAGTTTCTGTGATAATAAATTCTAATGTTCTACTAATTTCTTCATATCCTTGTGTTTTTAAAATGATTTGAGTGGTATAAGTTTGATTACGATATTCTGGATTAATATAAAGTTTATTTTTATCATAATATTGTGTAATAATTTCATTATTATATAAATAATCAATATCGTTAATTGATAAAGGTTTATCAATAATTTTAAAACTTTGAAAATATTCAATATTGCTATTAATTGTAATTTCAATATTTGTATAATCATTATTTAATCCATTTTCTGTTTTTACAATTTCATTATTATTAATATATAATTCACGAGAATTTGATTTAAAATTAAATACAATATGTTTCCATCCTGATCCTGAATTAATAGAATGATCAATAGTATTAAGTGTATTTGTTATAAAACTTATATTATTATTAATTATTTTAGATTTTAATATTGTAGTGGTAGAAGAACTAGAATCTGTTCCTTTAATAATAAAATAATCTTTTTCTATAGAATCTTCAGTAAAATAAAAATTAAATGATACCGAAAAATCTTTATGATCTATTAAATTAATATTTTTTATAATATTTGAATTTACATTATAACTATTTTTACCATTATGTTCTTCGATAATATCAGTAGTTATATTTATTATATTTGATTCTACAATTGTAGTATCTATGCGTTTAAGTGCGTTCTTATTTGTTGTATTATCATAATAAGCTTCACGAATTTCTGGGAATATATTGCTAAATAGTATTAATGTATCAGAATTATTAATAATATAATTTTCTAAATTATAAATTATTTGCGTATTTGTAAGATCATTTACATTTATTGATTTTATATTAGAAACTTTATTTGCATATTCATTTTCATCAATAAATCTAATAGCTGGTATTTCATTAATATCTATTGTTAATTCTACATTAGAATGTTCAAATTTATCATATGCATCAATTGTAATTGTATAATTCTTTCCACGAAATTTTGGTTTTAATATTATATTTAAATTACTTTGTTCCATTACAGTATTGCTATATGGAATATCGATATTTATATCATACTTAAATTCTAAATAATTTATATATGGATATGTATATAATGATGATAAATTATAAGTTTCTTCATCAATACTATTATATTGTAATGGTAATGATGTAAATATAGTTTCTTTATTATCATTAAATATAATAGACGGAACTGTATATTCAGAACAAATGCAATTAACTTGTAAATAATAACTATCATAATTGATATTACATTCTACATTTCGTGCATATAATTTAAAAATATTTGAGTATGTATTTCCACGATATTCTGGTAAGAAATATACATTTGAATCTATTATTTTGTAAGGTAATTCTTCATTATATGTAGGATAGTATTCTGGATAATAAGCTAAACGTCCATTTATATTTGAATTATGTTCATACATTGGTTCGATTATTAAAATATTACCTTCATCTATATTTGATACATATTTATCAAAAAAGTCAATTGTTATTATTGAATTCGACATATTTTCAATAGTTTCATTTATAATTGATTGATTTGTAAAATCTTCAATATTGAAATTAAGGGGTGTATCTTTTGTAATTTCAATTGTAAGATTTAAATTAGATAATTGAAATTCTAAATCTTCAGCTTTGATAGTGAATTTAAATTCTTGTTCATTTATTTGTAAATCAATAAATAAATTACATTGGTCATTAATATTAGACAATCCATGGTTTATTAAGTCCTCAATTGGATTTAAAAAATTCTCCGCTGTTTTTAATTTTTGTTTTGAATCTATTATTGAAAATACTAATTCATCCGCATATGGATATTCATATAGATCTTCTAATATAAATTTTTTTGTTTCTTCTGTCGTTGATGTATAAACATTATTTATATTAATTACATCTGGAATACTTAATTCGGTAATATCATAATTCTTTGTTAATTTTTGTATATCATATCCTGAGATATATATATCAAATACATTTGTATAAGATTCACCTCTATGTTCTGATGCAATTATTAAATTACTATTATCTGTAACAGTAATAGAATTTGGATAATTTTCATTATAATATGCAGTTCTTGTACTTAATGTAGTTGTATTGTTAATTGAAATATTACAATGGGTTGCATATATTCTAACATTATCGATGATATTATAGTGTTTTTCTTCTCTACCTAAATTATTTATTATAACTGTTTGATCAAATAAAGGTATTTCATTTACATTTATTATTCCTTTCATACTTGAATGACCACTAGTACAATAATATTCAAACACACCTATTTCATTAAAAGTATATGTAGTTTTTTCATCAATTTGTTGTGCTATATCTCCAGCACTATTTCTAATATTAATAGGATGATTATCCGTAATTCTATCAAATACTATTTTATCACCAACATATACCGTAATATCTGGATTATTTCCAGATATTGATGTATTACGATCATATGAGTCTTCAAATACATAACTTGTTGTTCCCTCATTATTTACTTGGTATGTAAATGTTAATGAAGGAATACTATCAAAAATTAATGGTGGTTTTTCAGTAATATTATAGTTAATAATATTATTGGAACTATTTTGAAATGTTTGATTAGTAAAATAAGGATCATAAGCTTCAATATTTAAAATATAATTTGTATTTCTGAAATCAGGTGTAAATGTTAATATACGATTATCATATGAATAATTAGATGTTGTTGTTATATTAAATATTAATTCATTTGAATAAGGATAATCATATAAATCTGATAAATTAATTATATCCGGAATATTACTTTCATAAATATTATAAATTGTAGAAGATATAGATTCTAATTTAATTATTTCTGGTATATTAATCTCAGTTATTATAAATTTAACTTCTATATATTGTTCTTCATAACCCGATATATAAATATTATAACCTATTTCATAATTTTTATTACGATATTCAGGATTAAATGTTATATCATAAATATTTGAATCTATTAGATCATAAGTATCTGTAGGATTTATAGGATTTATAGGATTACTAAATAATTTCAATGAATTATAATTACCAAAATCAGTATCTAAACAATTAGATAAATATGAATTACTAAATATTAAATTACAATGATTTGCATATACTATTATATCATTAAATATATTATAAATTACACTAGTATTTGATAGATTATTTATTACTATATTACTATTAAATTCTTCATTAAACTTAAGTGGTGGATATTCTTCAATATTAATTGAAAAATTAGTATTATTAATTGAAAAATCAATATCTTCAGCTTTAATTGTAATATCATAATTAGTACCTCTAAAGTCAGGTTGAATTAATATATTACAATTATCAAAAGTTATATAATTTTCAGTATTAATAGGTTCAAAAACTGAATATTTTATTCTATCAAATTCTGCATTATTACAATAAACTTCGTATAAATTATATGTTAATAGATCTGTATTGGATGATACTAATTCAACTACAATATCATTATATTCTATATCACCAAGTGAATCTTCACTAAATGTAAAATTAATAGTTTTTTCTTGATATGGATAATTAATGTGATGTAAGGTAACTTCTACAGGTATATTTGAATTACGATAATTTGCATTATAATTAAAAATATTATCATAATCTATTTGTTGAACTATTACATTTGAATTGATAGTAAATTCATCATAAACATCTCTTATGCTACTATCATAATTTAGTGTTTTTATAATTTTATTATAATTAATGTCATTTATGTCTATAAATTTTATTATCATATATATATTATTTTCTTGATCATATGCATTGTAATTAATAATATAATATTCAGTATTTAATTTAACATTTTTTGTATTCCATATAAAATAATCATTTTCTTTATATTGGTAATATGATTTACTATCACTAGGTTGTATATTAAAATAACTAATTATATTATCATTATTATTTTCAGCTATAAAATAACTTGAATTAAAAGTATTTGCAATTATTATATTTTCATCATTTGTTTTTGTTAAACAAATTTTATCTTCTATTATATTACTAACTGTCAATATTGTTCTATAATCAAATGTTAATGTTAATATATCATTTTCTATATTAGATTCATATGTATTACCAATAATATCAATAATATCAATATTTGTTAAGTCTCTATTATTTATATTAATAATAATAGTTTTATTGGTTGGTATATTGATATCATAATATTCATTTAATGATATTAATAATCTGTCATTTTCAAGATTATAAAATGTTTTGTAACGTGTATTACCTGTTGATCCTATTAAAATAAATGGTTCAATTTCTGTAATATTAATATTAATTTCATTATTAATTCTATTAAAATTAGTATCAGTAACTATTACATTAATATTATAATTATTACCACGATAATCTGTTTCAATATTTAAAGTATCATTTGTTAAACTATAAATATATGAATTTGCATTTATTAATGTTGGTGGTTCAAATGTATATGTAATTTCTAATTCATTGCTATAAATGTAATTATAACGTGATAATATATTTGATAAATATATTATTTGATTGCTTTGTTCTATATATGTATATTGAGATATTTCATCAGAATTTAATATTATTTCTGGTATTTCAGATTCAATAATATTAAATGTTTGTTTTAATTTAACATTAGAATATTCTTCAAAATAAGCTTCAATTGTTATAATATATGATGTGTTACGATATTCACCGCTAAATATTATATCATTATTATTGATAATATAAGCATTTGAATTAATATCGTTTTTATAATAAGCATTACTTAATATTGGTGGATTTATATTTGAAAATTTAATATCATTTATATTTAATGTTTCATAATGTAAATTGATATTTTCAATTAAATTGCAAGTTATTTCATTATTTGTTAAATTAATAAGATTATATATTTTATGATATGAATCCAAATTATAAAATGAAAATATACCTGTTTCTTCAATTGAATATCTTAATGAACGATTAAATCTATTTATTGGAATACCTGTATAAAGATCTTTATATCCTATATATAATCGTAAGGTATAATTTAATTTAACATTTGTTGGATTTATTATTAAACGCATATTAGATTCTGAAATACTTATATTTTCTTGAATTAAATCTATATTTTCACTATTATCTTCTATAGAAAAATTAACATTAAATATATTACTATCTGATTTATTAACTTCATATTCACTTAAAAAATCTATTATTAATTGTTGATCTGTATTTGTTTTATTAATTGTATTTTCTGTTAAAGCAATAATTTGTCCTTGTTGATTAACATTTCTAACATTTTTAATATTAAAGTTTATTTCATTATTTATAAATCCTTTTAATTTATCTTCAGCATAAATTGTAAAATTATAAATATCATTATTATTTAAAGTTTCAATTATTAATCTTTTATTTATTATATACACTTCATTTACATAAGTTGGATCTAAATTACATATATAATAATTTATATAATCTTTACGATAATAATCATATAAATCAAGTAATAAATATTCTTGTTCAAATATTAATGGATAATGATAAAAATTAGAATCACCCGATAAATTAATAGCTGTTTCATTTGTTTCTATTATATTAAATTTAAATAATATTTTTGTATTTGTTGATTCTTTATTACCTGTTATTTCAATTGGATGAATATTATTATTACCATTATTAATTATTGTAAATTCATCATTTGCTATTGATACTATAAATTCGGATCCTTTTACAATATTATAAATTAAATTAGTTTGTTCAATATAATCACTTACTTTAACAATATTACTAAATTCTATTAAATTAATATTTCCTAATTCTCTTGTATATATAATTTGTTCTGTTGAACTAATTGTTCCGGTATCAATACCAATTATAGTTGTTCCACTATTTTTTTCAACTGTGGTTATTACTTCATCTCTAGTTCCTAAATCTGTTATTCCAGTTTCTTTTGTAATTATTGATGTTATTGTTGTTTTTATTGAATCTTTTAATACATTTAAAGATGTTTCAATTGCACTAATACCATATATACCTTTATTACTTGTAACACTAATTTTAATTTTGTTTGAATTTAATATTATAGTTGCCGATGATGAATCAATAGTACTTTCAATATTATTTTTAATTTTAGAAATAATATTTTCTTTTATTGTTGTTTCCATATCGTCAAAAATGATATTATCAAAACTTATAGTATTACTAATTTCAACATCACTACTACGTAATTCAACAATTTCTAATTTATTGATATAAATTCCAATATCATCTTCTATTTTACCAGGTTCTAATTGATTTTTTAAATTACCAGTAATTTTAAATATATTTAAAATTTCACTTGTTATAGTATCTTTTAAAAATTTATTTTCAACTACTTCTTGTAGTTTATTAATAATATTGGTATCTAATCTTAATGTATCACTTGTTTTTAATTTAATTTTAATTTTTAATGAACCACTTAAAAAACTTAAATCATCTAAATCTATATCTAATACATCTTCACCTAATTTTTCTTTTAATAAATCAATTATTGTTATTTTAAATTGTTCTAATTCTCCACTATCCATATCATCATATTTTACATTTTCTATTAACATTTCAAAATCTACAAAATCATCACCTGTATCACTTATTATTTCTTTAGGTTCTGTTGTTGTTATTCCTATTGTTGCTGAACTTTCACCTTCAGATATAAAACCAAGTAATTTATCTACTGATGCAGTTTCAATACTTGTTGTTATAATTTCGGTATCAACTGGATTTTCAGGATCTTGAGGAACTGCTATTATTATATTACCATCCGATATTACAACACTTACATCTTTGTTATCTACACCTAAATCACTTATTATTTGTTCTTTAACTAATTCTACATCTAATGAACTTGAGTCACTTGGAATAGAATAACTTATTGAAACTATATTTTCTTCTGTTTCTTCTGATTCTATTATTTCTATAGGTTTTGTTATATCATAAGAAGATTCCGATGGTTCTTGTTCAACAATTACATTTTGACTACTTAATTCTGTTATTATTAAATCAGTTTGTAATGTATCTGCATAATCATCCGCTATACTAATCTCCTCAACTTGCCTTATTGATAATTTTATTGTATTTGCTTCAAAATCAATTGTAATATCTGTTTCTTCTATTTGATAATCTTCAATTATTTTATTTTTAATAATTTCTTGATTTCTAGGTATTGTAGTATCGATGTAAGGCATATCTAATTCAACTTCTGTTATTTTTTTTGTTTCTGTTGTTTCTATTATTGGGTTTGCAGTTATTTGAACAATGCTATTTTCTATTTCTTTAATTTTAGTTATTATATTTGATTTTAAATTAGGATGATTTATTACTATATCTGTTATTTCTTCAATACTTGATGATTCTGTTGGTATTATAATTGATTTAACACTTATAAATCCTGAACTATCTATTATAACTTCTGTTTCAATATTTTCTTCAGGAATAAAAGTAGTTCTTACAATTTGATCTTTAACAATTTTATTTAATTCATTTTGATCTAAATCTCCATCTTCAATATCTGTTAATGTTATTGTTGATATAACAGCTCCATCAGATTCTTGTGTTGCTTCTAATACTAAGTTCTCTGTATCTAAATCATCAATTTTAGTTTTAATAATATTAAAACTATTAACTATTTCTGTTGTTGTTGGACTTTGTATTATTGTAGATGGATCATCTAATTCATATATTACAGATATAATTGGTTTATTTGTATCAGGATCTTTTAAAATTTTAATTTCTTTAATTTCTCCAGTTGATGATTCTCTAGTTTGATGTATTAAAATACTTTTATCATTTTCAGTTAAATCATTAAAATTAAGATTATTTAATAGTATATCAAATGTTTTAATTTCTTTATTAACTGCAGTTTCTGTAATTTCTATTGGTATTGTTGGAACATCACCAGTTATAGCAATACTATCATCAATAATATAACCGGTTTCTATTTCTTTTACTTTAGTTATAATACTGGATTTATCTAAAATTAAAGTATCTACAAGTTCTGTATCAGTTGTTGTTATAATTGATTCAACAGTTATAGTTCCTGAACTATCCATTTTAATTGTTGTTTCAATATTTTCAATTGTTTCACCACTTTTTTCTACAAGTTCTTCTTTAACAATTTTTATTAATTCATCTTGATCTAAATCTCTTTCTTCAATAGTTTCAAATGTTATTGTTGATATAACAGTTCCTTCAGTTTCTTGTGTTGTTTCTACTAGTAAGTTATCTGTATTTAAATTATTAACTTTAGTTTTAATAATATTAAAATTAGTAATTATTTCTGTAATTTTAGGTGGTTCTATTGATATAGATGAATCAATCGGTTTATCATATACTACAGATATAATTGGTTTATTAGTAATAGGATCTTTATTTATTCTTATTTCTTTTATGGTTTCGGTTGATGATTCTATAGTTTTTTGTTTCAAAATATTCTTATCATTTTCTGTTAATTTATCAAAATCGACGTTATCTAATGTTATATCAAATATTTGAACGTCTTGTGTTGTTAATATTTTTGTTGATTCTTCTAATGGAATTGATGGAACACTGGTAATAAATGAACTTTTAGATGCTAAATATTTATTTTTTATTTTCTCACTAAGTTTGCTCATATCATTTAAGGCTGTTGTATATTTTACACGAATTTCAATTTTTACAAAATTATCATCATTTGCTGTTATTTCAGATTCTATAAAATTTATATTATTTTCTTGTATTTCTTTTATTCCATCTTTAACAAATTCTTTTATAATTGATACATCTTCTGCTTTAAATAATATAGAATCTAATATTAAATTAAGTGTTTTTATTTTTATTTCAATTGATGATGTTGTTGGTGTATCTAAAATAACTTTCGATTCTAAAGTTTTTGTATCAATTATTTTTGTTTTAATAATTTCACCTATTGATTCTGTTGGTTCGGTTGGTTCGGTTAGTTCGGTTAAACTTGTTTTAACACTTTGAATAGTGTCTTCTGTTACTTTAATTGCAGTTGAAACAATAACTTTATCTCCATTACCTGATAAAGTTATAATTATATCATTATCTAATATTTTACTATTTTGTTCTTTCAATGAATTCTTTGTTTGTTCAATAATAATGGCTTTATCTTCTGTAGTTAATTTTGTATAATCTATATTTTCTAATGTAATTGTTTGTGATATTATTTGCTGTGATTCTTCAGTAGTATCTGTTTCTCCAGATACTAATATTGCTTGTAAATCTGCAATATATTCATCTGTTGTAGTTGATTGTGAAATATCAGGATTAACTGTTAATACTAATTCATCATCAACAATACTAATAATTACAGATTGTAATAAGCTATTTTTTAATTCTTCTGAATTTATTGAAGTATCTTTACTAAATTTCTTAGCAACTAAAGAATTAACTAATTGTTTTTTAAATGTTTCAATTTTTTCAGGACTATCGAAAGAACTAGAATCTGTTATATCCACAGTCATTGATCTTTGATAAATCTGATCACTAGTTAATCCACCTTCAATTATAATAAATGGTTTTTCATTTACAAATACAGAATACTCTAATTTCTTAAAATTTTCATAATTTTCAACATATGCATCAAATAATAATTCATATTTTTTACCCGAATTTGCTAATATTATATTTAATTCATTTGTTATTTCATTATAATTATATGCAGGTGTTCCTTCTTTACCAAAACGATATGGATTTGTGGAATTAAACGGTAAATCTATTTTTATATTATTAACTAAAGCATTATGGGTTTTTTTATCCATATTATTGAAATAATTTATTTCAGATATTAAATTTGATGATTTAAATTCAATTTGATATTGAATAATATTATATTCTTGTAAATGAATAGTTTCTATATTTTCCATATTACTATAAATACTTATACTATTACTAATAGGACTATAAAGAATTAATGCATAAAACCAATTATTTGTAAAATAATTAATAGATTTAATTTCACTTGAATTAATATTTAATTCAAGATCAATATTGCTTTCAACCCAAAAACCAAATACTATATTACTAGTAGATATTATATATGATTTTTCATAAGGATTATAAACATTTGTTGTAATATTTGGTCCTGCACCTATTTCCAAATCACCTAAAATATAAGTTTCTATTAAATATTTACTAATATAATTTGTTGCTTCATTATATTCTATATTTGATGTTATTTCATACGCACCTTTAAATTCAATTATTATATTTGAATTTGTAGTTGTTTTAAATTGATCTTTTATATTTATTTGATTACCATAATATTCTATTATTATATTACTATTATTTTTATATTCTATAGGTGGATCTTCAATTACTTTTAATATAAAATTGTTATTTGAGGTTTGATTATCAATATCAATGTTGAAATTTACATCATATTCAATATTACGTTTATCTTTAATATATTTAAATTCTGTAGTATTAAGTGTTGAGTCTATAGTATATTGTATGATATCTGGAATATATTTAAAAGAATCAATATATTTATCAATTCTATTAATTGATTTTTCTATTACTAAGTTATTATAAAATGGATAATTACAACTATATACATCATATATATTTGAAAAATATATTGGATTAATATTTGTTAAACTTGAATGTTTTTCAGTTATTATTGGTAATTCTAATAATCGAACTGTTTTTGATAATTTTTCATTTTCATAATGAAGACTACCATTTATAAAACTTTCAATTGTTATATAATATTCTTCACCTTTACCATTTGCAGTAATTTTTAAGTTTGAAGTATTTTGAATATAATATAAAGTATTATCAGAATATTTATTATTTGATAAACTTATATTAAATTGTTGATCTGTATTTGGATGATGTGTTAAATTTTCGAATAATTCTGTCATATCAATATCAATATCAATTTTATAAATATTAATGAATTGATCAAAATCATAAGTTGTTGATATATCTTCTATTGTGTTTAATTCATTTATATTTAATTCTAAATCTATATTACTTTCATATGGTAAATAAAATGTATCGGTTACCTTTATTATAATATCGTAATTACAATTATGATAATCAAATTTTAAAATTAAATTACTATCAACAATATTAATATGTTCATTTGAAAATGTTGAAAATATTGTTTCAAAACTTAGATAATCTAAATATTTATAATTATAAAAATCTTTTAAATTAATTATTTGATTACTTTCATTATTTGTAATATCAAAAGTAGGTGGAACTAAATTATAAATTATTGATGGTATTTTTTCTTCATTAATTTGTAATGGTACACTTAAATTACAATTAATTGTTTTAGTAATATCTGATTTATCAATATTTGTAATATCAAAAAATAGATTTAAATCATATGTATTATTACGAAAATCTGGGTTTATAGTTAATTTTTTATTATTATTATCAATTATATAAAATGGATTAGCATTTCTAGTAGTTCTAATATTATAATTATCAATTGGTATATAGGTAGCATTTGATAATACATTTATATTTAATTCTAAATTAAATTCTATAGCATAATTAGTTATAAAATTACTATAATCAAAAATGTATTGATTTGATGTAAAAGTAAAAGAATCTGTATATGAATTAATTTCTAGAACTGGTAATTCAACAAATTTATATACTAATTGATCAGATATTGCTTGAATATCTTTATTATATACATCAATATATATTAAATATGATTCATTTCTATAATACGGGATTATTGTTATTTCATTATTATTAATTTCTACAATATTATTACAATATAAATTACTATCAGTTAATATTGAAAAACTAAAGTCATATCTAGATATATCAAGTGTTTGATCTTTAACTAAATCTTTCATATTACAAATAATGGGTGTATGTCTTAAATTATCAACTAATAATGATGTAAATATTGGTCTATTTAATTTTAATGTTTTAGTATTTAATTTCACTAAAGAATTATAATTATTAAAAATATTAATATGTATAACTGTTGGTGCAGTATCATCTGTTAAATTTATAAGATTTATTGTTTTTTTACTAGTTTTTGCTTTATTACTATTATTTATAATTAAATAAGGATCATTAATGTAAGTGGTAATATTTAATATATTAATTGTAAATAATAGATTATCACTAAGATCTAAAATATCACCTATTGCAGTTGGTTTAAATGATAAAACATTGTTTTGCGAGCGTAAGTATTCTCTACCATTTTTATATAAAATTAATTGACTTGTTGTTATTATTTTATAATTAATATTAACATATGCTATATTAAATTCATAATCTGTTATATCTCCAAAACTATCTGCATAATATAATTTATTATTTTTATAAAATAATAATATTTCTAAATCTGTATCTCTACTTATAATTTCTATTTCAAAATCTAATTGAACTTGTTCTTTATATTCAGGCAATATATGATAACGAATATCAAAATATTCTTCAAAATTTAATGTATAATAATCTTGTGTAATTGTAAGAATCGTATCATTTTCTATTAATGTTTCTATATCTGGTTTGATTCCTTCAATAACTTTAATTTCTTTTTTTAAATTTGCTGTTGAATATATACTATCTTTTGTTTCTATTTCAATAATATATGTTTGATTACGATAATCTGGTATAATTATTAATTTATTATCTTCAATTTTTGTTACAGGTTCTGTATTATCAATATTAGATCGTAATGTAATTTCAGTTTTTGTAATATAATTTAAGTATTTGATATTATAATTAAGTGTATTTGATTCTTTAGATTCAAAATAATTAGAAAGTAATAAAGTTGTATCTATATTTTCTGTAATATTTGTAAAATTTTGTAATGAACGGATAGGATTATCTTCAATTATATTTATTTTTAATGAATTTTGTGGTGTAGATCCAATATTATATTCTAAATTTGAAGCTTTAATTTCTATATTATAATTGATATCCCTATATTCGGGGGTAAAAGTAATTTTAGATCCATTTATTGCATAAAGATCAGTATTAATAGGATTAACAATATAAATAAGTTCAAATCCTACAATAGTATTATAATATAGTTCATTAAGATCTAATTCAAAATTATTATTTGATAATGTGTATTGATGTGTTTTATATTTATCAATTAAATATGGTGGTGTTAATTCTTTTTCTATTATATTAATAGTAAAATTAAAGTTTTCAAATGAAGAATATATATGTGTAATTAGTTTTATATTAATTGTTAGACTATATGGTTCATCACGATAATCCGGATTTATAGTAAATTGATTTGCATTATTTTTAACAATAGGGTCAATATCAGGGTTTCCTTTACTAATTAAATTAATATTAGATTCAATTGTAAATTCTTTTTCGATTGAAGTTAAATTAATATTAATATAATCATTTAAATTAATAATAGTGGATTCATATATATCAACAAGATTAGTAATTGGGTTTGTAATATCAATTAATGCTTTTTGATTAAATGTAAGTTCAATAGTTTCAAATACATTGTATGCAATATCAGTAATAATTAATGTTTTCTTTAAAATTCTTTCGGAATTAAAATAAGTATTTTTATTAATTGTTAAAATTGAATTTGTAATTTCAAATAAATTTGCATATTCATCTAGTGGATAATCTGTATTTGAAGTTAATTGAAATGATAATTGTGTATTTGCTGTTTTTGAAATAAAATATTGATTTAAATCAATATTTTCATTTGTATCAGAATGTTCATATACTATGTTAAATGTTGAATCAGATTGAATTGGTTTTGGTGGTTCTAATTCTGCAATATTAATGGTATAATATGTAGGTAATTGTGGATATTCATTGTGTTTTGCTGTAATAATAATGGAATAATTTTGATTTCGATAATCAGTATTGATTAGTATTTTTGTATCAGATGTTTGTTTAATAACATTATGTTTAATATGAGTTGTTGATGTATAAAATCGATTAGTTTCTAATGAAATATCAGAAATAATTTCATATTCATAATTAATATTTAATTGATTTAAATTAACATTATTACTGAATAAATCTAAGTAATTAATTTCAAAACTATTATAACCTTCTTGATTTTCTATAAAATTATTAGAAGATTCATTTATTAATATAATAGGTGATGGTTCTTGTATAATAACATTGGTTATTGTTTTTTTATCTTTATAATATTGATAATATAAAGGATCATAAGTCATTATTTGAACCGTAGTTTCTTTAGGTTCATTATTTGAACCACGAAAATCAAATATATAATAATATTCATTATTAAAATTGGAATAATATTCTTTATCTATATTTGAAAATACTATATTATCAATAGGTAATTCATATTCATAATATATTGATGTAATATTTGGAGTAGTTGTTATACTTGTTTGATCTATATTATTAATAAAAGTTTTAAAAAATAAAACATTTTCTTTTAAATTATTTCTAATATGATAATTTGTATGAGAAAATATTATAGTATCATTACTATTATCTGGATGAATTTTAATAATAGAAGGAATATTTTGTTCAACAATTCTAATAATATAAGGATCACTTAAATAATTAAAGCTATCATATTGTTCATATTTATATGCATTAGAACTATCAATTGCACGTATATTAATATCAATTGTTTGATCTCTAAAATCAGGTTGAATTGTAAAGAAATCATTTGGTATTTTAAAATTAGAATCACGTATTAAATTTAATCCATCGGTAATAAAAGATATATTTGATTCTAATGAATTTCTAATATTAGGCAAATCAGTAACATAAAAATCTAATGTATCACCTAATGTTGAACTAAAATATTGATTAAAATTACTAAATGAAATAGGTGTTATTGATACATTACAGGTTAATATTGGTTCATTTGGAGTAATTAAAGTTGGTTTGGTAGCTCTTAAATGTATATCTTCTAATCTTATAGGTTCCGTTCTTGTTTCACTCGATGCTTCAGAATAACTCGTAAAAATACTTGTATCATCAATATTCGAAAATATAGGATTTAATACATCACCATTATCTAGTAAAAAGTTTTCTGCATTAACTAGCCTATTATCAACATTAGCAATTAAGTTGTAAAATTTTTCAAGATCATTTCTTATAAAAGATAATGCATTTTCTAAAACATCTAAATTACTCATAATATATATATTATCTTTTAACTAGAAAATGTTTATAATAACATTCTAAAAAAATAAACATAAAAATCACTCAAATAAGTTATTCAGTATTATTAAATGATCCTAATTTTTCTGCAAATTCTTTAATTAATTCTTCATATCTATCCGTAGAAGCTTCTTTATTATTATCTAACCAACTAATACCTTCATCTATTATTGGCATTAATTTATTTTTAAGTTCTTCAGATTCATTTTCAATTGTATTTTTTTTATCATATAATAATGTTTCTAATCTATTTCTACTTTGAATATTATTTGCTCTTTCTTCATCTTCTTGTTTAAATTTTTCGGCTTCTTCTATCATTTTATCAATTTCTTCTTTTGATAATTTATTATCATCTTGTTTTATTTCTATATTTTTTGTATTACCACTTGATTTTTCTAATGCTGAAACTGTTAATATTGAATTTGCATCTAATGAAAATGTTACTTCAATTTGAGGTTGTCCTCTTGGCATTGGAGGTATTCCTTCTAAATTAAAAGAACCTAATTTTCTATTTTTATCTGCAATTGGAGATACACCTTCTAATACTTCAATTGTAACAGCGGGTTGATTATTTTCAGCGGTGCTAAATGTTTGTGATTTTTTGATAGGAATTGCAGAATTTTTTTCAATTAATGGTGTCATAATAGATCCATTTGTTTTAATACCTAAATTTAATGAACAACAATCAACTAACAATAGATCTTTAGTTTTTTCATCATTTGTTCCCGTTAATATTGCTCCTTGAATTGCTGCACCAAAACATACAGCTTCATCCGGATTTATTGATTTATTTAATTGTTTATTATTAAAATATTCTGATATCATTGTTTGTAATTTAGGAATACGAGTACTACCACCTACCAACACTATTTCATTTATATCTTGTATTTTTGTATCTGTATCTGTCATTACTTGTTTAATTAATGCAATACACTTTTCAAAAATAGGATTACATATTTGTTCAAATTTTGCACGGGTTATAGAACTATTATAATCATTTCCTTCAAATACTGATTCTATTTCTATACTTGAGGTTGTTGAAGTTGATAAATTCTTTTTTATGTTTTCTGCTGCATTTTTAAATCTTTTCATTGCTTTTGGTGATGTTGTAGGATCACATTTAAATTTACGTTTAAATTCATTAACCATATATTCTACTATATTATTATCCACATCAGAACCACCTAAAAACTTATCTCCTGCTGTCCCTTTTGTTTCATATAATCCACCATCAATTGTTAAAATTGACATATCTGCTGTTCCACCACCTACATCTACAATTAATATATTTATTTCTCGAGATGAATTATTCTTTTCAATACCATAAGCTAATCCTGCACTTGTTGGTTCATTTATAATTCTTAAGACTTCTTCAAAACCTGCTATTTTACCTGCTGATTTTGTAGCATTCCTTTGAGAATCTGCAAAATGAGCTGGTATTGTTATTACTGTTTTTGTTGCTTTTTTACCTGTATATTCTTCTGCCATTTCTTTCATTTTTGACAATAACATTGCGCTGATTTCTTCTGGATAAAATTTCTTTGTTTCATTCTTATATTCTACTTCAAAATATATTTTATCATTATTATCACCTTTTATTATAAATGGATATCTTGGAATTATTTCTTGAATCTTTGGATCACTAAAATTCATACCTATAAAACGTTTTGCATCATATATCGTATTCTTTGGATTCATTGATGATTGATTTTTAGCTATGTTTCCAATTATTCTTTCATTTTCACTAAAAGAAACATATGATGCAATTGTTCTAGCACCAGTATGTGGATCTATTACAATTTCAACTTGTCCATTTTGATATATTCCTACACAACTATAAGTAGTTCCTAAATCTATTCCTACACATATTTCCATTTTATTAATTTAATACTAAAACTTTTATATATTTTTAAATATAATTGTAATGATTTATGATAATTATTTTTATTTTTATTTATTAAAATACAATGAAACAATGTAAATGTAAATGTGGTGGATGTGTGAAAAAAGGTGGTGCTTTTATGCTTGAAACAATTTTTATAAACGGTGGTTATACTTTTGAAGATTTAAAAAAATTATGGGGAAATAAATATTATGATTATCTATTAATTATTTATAATAAATTAATAAATAATTTAGAAGATTCAAATAAAATAATTTCATTAATTTTACATATTATATCATTATTAACATTTCAATATTTAAATACAAATGATCTAAATAAAATACATTCAATATATAATTTTATTACTATTCATGAACTTAATTATTTATATCAAGCGATTTATGATAATATTCATATGGAACCTTTTTTTGTTTTAAGAATGAGCAATTCACATAATTTTGTATATTCTAATTCATTTATTCAAGAATTATTAACACAAAATTTACTTCAATATGATCTTTATAAATCATATTTAACTATGTTAACTGATGATCAATATTCTTCTGATTTTAAAATGGCTATTACACATTCTTCATATAAATCTACCATTGTATCATTCTTTTCTGGTAATAATTTATTATTTATTAAAAATAAAATTAATTGGAATTCACATCCAAATGTTATTAGCGCACATTTATTATTATTAACAAATGACATCGAAACAAATACATTAAAATGTTTAATGTTAACACATAAATCTAGTAATATTAGAGGTTCTTTAATAGAAACTGATTGTCGTTTAGGACCTCCTGGTGGTTTAATTGATCCTACAGATAATACACCCTGGGATGCTATGGTTCGTGAATATAAAGAAGAAGTTAATTTACATTTACCTAATAATTTTACATTATTAAATACTTTTATTTGGAAGAAAAAATATGTTATATTTGTTGGAAGCACTGAAACTAGAATTACAGATAAGATTATTGATAATAATGAAATATATTCTCGTAAATGGTTTGATATTAATGATATCAAACAAATAATTAAAAATAAAAATACAAAACAAACAAAAGGTTTATTTAAAATGCGTAATGGTGCTGTTGATTCAACAGCAGCTATTATTGATTTTATGGGTTATTAAAATAAATTATATTATTTTTAATTTATAAATATATAATTGCGCTGTTGTATTAAAATTGCTAATATAAAACATATTACACCAAATGTAATATGTATCCAATGACTTGGACATTGTTGAATACCAAACATTCTTGCAATTTCACAATGTTGTTTATGATTAAATAAACTCCAAAATATAGCATTTAAAATTAAAAATATTACAATTATATTGTATAATATTTCCATTTTATTTTTGAATAATATAAAAAAATGATATTTTATTATTAATAATTATATAATGATACCTATCTATACAGATGGCGCTTGTTCTAAAAATGGTTATCCAGAAGCAAAAGCAGGTATAGGAATATTCTTTGCTGATAATGATCCACGTAATGTTAGTTCAATTGTAGATAAAGATAAATATAAACAAACTAATAATGTTGCAGAATTATTAGCATTCATTACTGCAATTAAAATTGTTGCTAATGATGGAAATAAATACAAAATATATACAGATAGTGAATATGTTATTCGATGTGCAACTAAATTTGCAAATTGGTTAAAGAAAAAAGATAAATCTGAAATTAAAAATTATGAATTAGTTGAAGAATTATATCAATTAGTTGAACAATATAATATCAAATATGAGCACATTAAAGCACATACCGGATTTAATGATGAACATTCTTATGGAAATGAACAAGCAGATAAATTAGCAAATAATGCTATTGGTGTTCAAACTGTAAAACGCATTTCTTTAAGTATTCCATTTGATTCTAAAGATAAAGCTAAAGAATTGGGTGCAAAATGGGATAAAGATATTAAAAAATGGTATTATGAAGGTAATGATAATGATATTATAGAACAACTTAAAAAACTTGAAGTTAAAGAACATTATCTTAATATTCCTTTTGCAAATAAAGATAAAGCAAAAGAATTAGGTGCAAAATGGGATAGTAATGTTAAAAAATGGTTTTATTTAGATAATTTAGATGCTGATAAAATTGCAAAATTATTGAAACTTAGTAAATAAAATGATAAGTGCAGTTATAATATCAACACCTTTAATCGATTTTTATTATTCATTTAGAACTTTCAATAATATTATGTTTATTGAGATTTCTGAAAAATCATCTCATAATCAACACACAATTACTAATTTATATCATTGTTCTTATAATCTTTTTATTCAATACGATAATTGGTTTCATTTATATAATTTATCTTTATTTACATCCAAACCTACTAATAATAATACTAAAATGATCGTTGATATTTTTTGGTGCTTAATATGTAAAAAAAAATATAAATATATTAAACCTATTGAAACACTTCATTATAATAATCATTTAAAAACATTACCATATACACCATCCAATATAATAAATGATTGTTTAACAACTTGTTTAATAAATTCATTATCCAATGATATTGATATAATTGAAGATACTATATACACTGTTGGTCTTTATTATAATATTATTATATTTGCATTGTATGCGGAAATTAAACTTAAATTAAATACAAATTGTATTGAATATATTTTATCATATTGCTTTTAAGGATTCATCTTTCGCGAATCTACACCCCATTCCAATAAATTTTGTTGCAAAACTGGATGAAAATCTATTTTATTACTTTTTTCTTTTGTTATTAAATTTTGATATCTTATACGAAATCTTCCACTACTTTTTGATGCAAAATTCTTCCATCTTTTTATTTGTCTTTTATCATCAATTGTTCTTCTTCCATTATAAAAATTACAATACCATTGTATCCAACCTCTAGGATCTATTTCTTCATCTATCCAACCTTTTGACACCCAATCCTTATAACTTGATCCTGCTTTAACTTTATATTTATTAATAGTTTTATCATAATTTTGCGTAATAAGTTTATGTAAAGGTATTTTTAATAAAAATTTAAATTGTTTGTAGTCTTCTATAGTATAACTAATATTTGTTTTTGGTGATTTAATATTACGAAAATATGAACCACCAATAATACCTGCATTAAACATTTCATATGGTGTTAAATCAGGTGTAAAATCTAAATGATCTTTAAATAATAAAACCATATTTTTTTTATAAATGATGAAATAAAATGCGATGAATAAAAACTTATTGCAAATATATAAAATATATAATATTGAAAGTTTTTATTATTTACAAAAATTAAAAAATAATCTTAATATAATCTTTAAAAATTTAATTAATATTAAATGTAATATTAGATCCTATAAATATATTAATATTATTGAAAATGATCTAATATTTGATATATCTGATCATATTATTTATAAATTAATTAAAAATCATAATTTTAAAATTATTAATAATCAACAAGATAATAAATATATTAATTTAATTCAAATTCAAACATTGAAATATGAATATTATTTTAAAAATAATATTAATTTTCATTCACCATTATATCTTAAAATAATCGATCAAATTAATATTAATAATAATTTTCATTTTATTTTTATTTTACATCCACAAAATAATACTCCTATTGGAATTCGTAAAAATAGTGATATTGAAAATACTCTATTTCAATTCAACTTTTTTGGTAAAAAATTAGAACAATGTATTAATAACACATTAACTATCGTATTACACAATCACGAAAAAGATGCATTATTCTTAAATACGAATTATACTACTTTTCCTACTATTTATTTTGTATATGAAGCACGTAATCATATATTAACAAATATTAACAATATTTCAAATGATAGATATCTTATGGAAATGGTTAAATATGTTAGAAATAAAGGTTATATTGTCAATATACACAGACAAAATAATCAATTCGTTATGGGACTTGTACATTAATTTTTTTATAATATTCTATAATTTTTTTATAATATTCTATAATTTATTTATAATATTCTATAATTTATTTATAATATTAATTCATTTTGTAAATGATTCTATAATTTATTTATAATATTAATTCATTTTGTAAATGATCCTATAATTTATTTATAATATTAATTCATTTTGTAAATGATTCTATAATTTATTTATAATATTAATTCATTTTGTAAATGATCCTATAATTTATTTATAATATTAATTCATTTTGTAAATAATTATAAATCCTTACAATATTATTAATTCATTTTGTAAATAATTATAAATCCTTACAATAATATTAATTCATTTTGTAAATAATTATAAATCCTTACAATATTATTAATTCATTTTGTAAATAATTATAGATCC